AACCTAATAAATACAATTATAAAAAATGCCGGCGAGCTGATTATTCTAAGCATTATTTTCATATTAATTTGATGTTTGAGTTTTTTAGTTACGCAAATTCAGACATATAGCCCCAACCGTTATGTGCCATTAAGCATCAAACCAATCTATAAGCGTTCCATCACATTTTGGAGCATTAGGGCAAACAATGTATTCCTCACCATTTGCTAATTTTACTTTGTAATCACCAACTATAAAATCTTGCTCACAATGAATACAATGTTTTTTGTCTGTTAATTTTGGCACACCTACAAATGGGTAGTGCTTTTTTAAATAACTTGCTTTGTCTTTGATTTCTTTAAATTTCATTTTGTTAAATTTAACGGCACATAACAAGGGTTTTGCGTAATAGCCCTATCAAGTGTCGTGGTTAATTTAAGTTTCTACTAAGGGCTACTACGCAAAGCCCCGATACGTTAGGCGATAGCTTTTTTGAGCATCTCCCACCTTTCAACGGTTGACATTATTTTATACTTATCATTTATATCTTTGAATAGACCATCAACATTTTTCAGAAAGTCATTATCTACTTCACTACCATTGTATAAAAAAAATTGTGCTACAATATCGGAAACAACATTTAGTTTTATTTCCTGCACTTTGCTTAATGTTATCATTGGAACATTCATATTTTCTAACCATATTTTTTTTATTTCAGCGTATAAGTTTCGCCAAAGTTCAATCAAGTTTATTCCTTCAATCCTTTTAAAGTCATCAGATACTTTTTCCATAATGTCTATTCTATCGTCAATTTGCAATAGAAGTTCTGCAACATTCTCAAATTTGAAAAGGTGACATCCAAAGCCATCGCCTTGTGTTTAGTGTTAGGTTTCTGTTTGTTTGATGAAGTAAAGGTATTTAATATATATTTATTATGGTAGTAATATTTGGAAATTTTCAAAAATATTTTTTGTTGAGTATCAAGTAGTTACGAATAAAGTGTGGTACTATTTTACATGAAAGTAAAAAAGTGTCAAAAAACATGTCGTGTTCTGCTATTTTATATAAATAAATATATTTTTATTAAAATGTAAAATATGATAGTTATTGTATTACCTTTGTCGTATGAAAATGAAAGAAAAAATAAAACGGACCCGCGCACCTGGTGCCGGAAGAAAAAGGATCATGGATAAAGTACGAATGATACCTTTATATATAAGAGATTCACGGATTGCTGAATTGGGTGGCGAAAAAGCAATACGAGAGAAGTGTATGGAGATTCTGGATGTGCCGGAAAAGATAACGGAAGATAGGGTTGATTAACGGTTGCGGCTTTATGAAGTTGGGGATTTCGGAGAACAAAATTTCAATTAACCACAAAATTATATTAGAATGACAAAAGTTAAAAATAGCACTAAAGCCCCAATTTCATTAAAGCCGATACAACCACATGAACACAATTAAATCAGGCCAGAAATTAACAGCAAAATCAATATGTGATCATAACTGCATATTTGAACTTGAAGTTATTGAGCGTAGAGGAAATTTTGCTACAATTAAATATGATGGCAAAATCAGAAAAACAAAAGTACGTGAAATTTGGGGCGAAGAATATTTGAGGCCTGATACATATTCAATGGCACCTACATTCAGATTTAATAACTAACCACCAAACAGCTTCCCTATCGGCTACACGGGGCAAAAACATTATGAAGACACTATTCACCATTTCAACGATCTTCCTGTTTGTAGGATCGTTAGTAGCTATCAACTGGCTGGGAAAACAATCACTACCCACTATATTAATTGCTCTTGCATTCTGTGCCTCCTGGCTCTGCTACTTTTACGTTTTGATCACAGAAAAGGAGGAAGAGGAATGAACGGAGATCCACAATATAGAGGCCACTGCCCAAATTGCGGGGATGATACATATACTTGCTATGACGAGCTCTGCGAATCATGCGCAAAAGATGAGCCGGTAAAATGCCCGATGTGCGGAGATATGGTTCACCCTGACCATATGACTGAAGATGGTTGTTGCATACTTTGCATTGAATACGAATCGGAAGAAAGGACAATAAGTTCAACAGAATTCTTTAATTCACTAAAAATAATACTTAAAGATTATGACAAACGAGCTTATCAAATTTGAAAACGACCTTGAAAAATTGGTCAAACAGAACAAAGTCATGGTTGCACTGAACCAGGATCCGCCCTCGGAATGGGTAAAGCAGCACCCTTATATTAAAAACTTTAATTACTTGCCAATCGAAAGGGTGGAATGGTTGCTAAAGACCTTCTTCAATGGTAATTATAAGGTTGAAGTTCTAAAGACCGGAACAATTCTGAATGCAATAGAAGTGACGGTAAGAATACACTACAAATCAATTGCTTCAAATGAATGGTTGTATCATGACGGAGTTGGGGCAAAAGAAATTCAGACGACATCCGGTAGCGGGTCTCTTAAACTTGACCTGTCAAATATAAATAGGGGAGCCGTTGAAATGGCTTTGCCGATTGCCAAGACAATTGCCATAAAGGATGCCTGCGACCATTTCGGAAAGCTATTTGGTTCTGACCTTAACAGGAAGGTACAGTTATCATATACAGAAGATACCAGGTTGCAACCAATCGACACCGAAAGCGAAATATGGCCTAAGATACTGGAGGCTGTAAAGTCAGGGAAGTACACCATCGAACAAATTGAAAAGAAATATACATTAACAAACAACGCTAAACAAATACTTCAAGATGAAACAATTTAAACTCCGTGCCAGTGCAGCGGGCAACCTGGTCCCTAACGGAAAAGGCTCGTTAATCTCAGTCGGTGGGAAAACCTACCTGAAAGAGTGGGCAACATCCCAAATCTACGGGATTGAAAAACAAATCAAATCCAAGTACATCGAAAAGGGTATCCTTTTAGAGGATCAGGCGATTGACTTCGCGGTGAAGATGTTGAACTTGGACCTTGTTTTGAAAAACGAGGCTAACTTTGAGGACGAATATTTCACCGGAACACCGGACATGATTACGGATAATAAGGTGTTGGATATAAAAAACAGTTGGGATGCGTTCACATTTCCTTTGTTTGAATCAGAGATACCGAATTCTGACTATATGTACCAGCTTCAGGTTTACATGCACTTAACAGGTAAGCGGTCGGCTACACTTGTATATGTTTTACTTGATACACCGGCAACGAATTGGGAAGCCGGTATAATGTACGATGTTTCAGATGCGTTGCGTATCAAGACTTTTGAAGTCGAATATGACGATGCAGTTATAGAAATGCTACAAAAGAAAGTATCTGCATCGCGGGAATATTTAAGTGAAATTATTAATACATTTGATCTCTAAACAAAATGGAAAAATTAATCGAACAAATTCAGAGCCTGTTCATGGCCCTAATCATTAACGGTGATTATGTCGTTAAAACGTTTCAGGAAAGCTATCTGATGATAGAGGTAGATGATAAGTATCCGTTCGCCCTATGGATAGGAGCAGATGCAAGCATGGTTCACATATGGACCGCAATAGGTGTTAACTTCATGCCATTGCCAGACTTTACACCCCAAGAAAAAAAACTAATTTATGAACACACTAAACAACTCCGAATTGAGAAAAAAGAGGAGATCCGATTGTCAAAGATTGCTGAACTAAAATCCGAACTTGAAAAACTTGAATCCATATGAATATATTCAACATTATAGGAATCGCCATCGCACTGCCTTCATTGGCGGTGCTGGCGATAGCCTTAAAGAATCACTACCAGCAGCAGCAGATGGACCGAAAAAGGTTAGAAATGAAACGCAGGAAGATGGATGCATGGAAGAAATCCCGGAGGGCGAAAAGATGGGTGTAAACTATATCATCCGGCACCGGGTCAGGTTCTGGAATAACACCTGGAAAAGATACCGAAGCAAGATTATAGGATGCGATTCAAAGGATCATGCCGCGCAGAAATTGAATCAAACGAAATTGAAGTAGTCGACATTATGTTAAATTGGATAAGCGATGATAAAATTAGGTAAAGACATCAAATATACACAACGGATCATCCGACCATCGGAATCGCTATCCGGAGCCAGGGCTGTGGAAAAGAGCCGTAACGCTTCGGCAAGTATGCTCATCGACATCAATAACCTACCCGATGAATTGCGTTATCTGATGCCACAAGTGAAGGCGTTGGGGATTTCAAATGCGCTGATTCAGTTCATCGAGGGGGCAGATATTGAAAAATGCTTGTGCGAGTTCATCAGACGGCATGGGAGGGTAAGGAATTATTAACAACTGATGTTATTTTAAATAATTGTTGTATATTTGTAATTCCTAACGGGTCCAGCTAATGAAAAGATTTTATAATTACCTCCTAACATTTCCCGATTCTGCACAGCTGGACCCTTTGCAGGTCGGGATTTGTTTTGGGGGTACTTTAAATAATCTTACCATGTCACAATTAACCTTATTTGACGAACCAGAAGAGGAGCATAAGATTGATATTGTTTACGTTCCACATCATAGGTCAACCGGATTAGGCAATTTTTATGATTTCCTACAATATTACAGGAATGAGAACAATACTTTTATTTCACTTAACAACAGGACTTATTTTTCTGAAATTGAAGAGGTTGAAATAGTAAAACAACTGCTTTTTAAGTTTAATAAAGATACTCAGGAATGGGATCATAAGCCGGTTTATAACTTTCGTATTAATTCAATGCTTCACGATATATATGATTACTTAAACGAAAGGAGTAACCATGTATAAATTCCAATATTACCCTGCAACTATAAACGCTTCTTATCCTTTGGGGTGGGTTACGATAGATCAATTCATTCAGGCTAATGTAAACCCGAAACCTCATATCGTTGAGTTATTCAATTCGATTCAGGAGTGCGTCAGGTTGGGAGACAAAGAAGGCAAAGCAAGGTTAAAAGAACATTTATACTCGTTTACTCCGTGCGTTAATGTCAGCACTTCGCGGGCATATAAAAACATTGTTTCATGGACTGGGTTATTGGTTTTAGATTTCGATAAAATTGATAATGCAGAGGACTTCAAAGAATACCTATTTAACGAATATAAATTTATTTACATTTGCTGGATTTCACCCTCAAAAAGAGGCGTTAAGGCTTTGGTGCAAATTCCTGTTTGTAATTCGGTGGATGAATTCAAATCTTACTTTTTTGGGATAGCTGAAGAAATGCAACAATATAACGGGTTTGATCCAACAGGTCAGAACTGTGTTTTGCCGCTTTTTCAATCGATGGACAGGAATATGTTAGTTAATCCATTCCCTTTTAAATGGATTGACAAGGGTTTTAAAATGAATAATTTTGAAACGGTTGTACCTACTCAGGTCGTTTACACGGGAGAAAAAAAAGAATCTATAATTATAAAGATTATAAATACCGGAATTAATAAGATTATTGACAACGGACACCCACAATTAAGATCGTTGTGTGTAGCTGCCGGAGGGTATGTTTCAGGCGGGTATATTGATTACCAAACGGCATTGAATCAGATTGAATATTGCATAGACACGAACGGATATTTAAAAAAGGGTATTTCAGGGTATAAAAAGACTGCCAAACAATCACTGAATTTAGGTATGACTAAGCCGCTATCACTATGAAAAAATACTCACGAAAAGAATTTTTAAAACCAGAAAACAGGTATATCCGTGTTGGTATTGACTATTTCAAAGTGATTGAAAAAGAAGATCGTTATGGAATTATTCGTACTGAGTTAAAAAAATGGTCAAAGGATGAAATTAAACTGGATCATGGATCATTAATGTTAAAGGAAATTTGCAAGTATGACGATTTTGTTTTGATACCTGACAATAGAAACTACAACCAGACTTCGGGCGAATTCTATAACCTTTACGTTCCTTTTCAACACAGGCCGGAACCAGGTGAATGGAAATGGACAAAAGTTTTATTAGAACATATTTTTGGCGATCAATATAATATAGGAATAATTTATTTACAAGTCCTCTACCTATACCCGAAACAGGCATTGCCGGTATTAGTTTTGGTATCTAAGGAACGGCAAACAGGGAAAAGTACTTTCATTGATTGGCTTATGATGGTTTTCGGTGCTAACATGTCGCTAATTTTCCCGACAGATTTAAGCCGTACATTCAACGGTAGTTATTCACGATCGAACATTATTGCAATTGAGGAAACGGTAGTGGATCAATCGCATGTAGTTGAAAAAATAAAGGCGTTAAGCACTCAGAAAACAATTAACGCAAACCTTAAAAACATTAATGATTTTCAGCTTCCATTTTTCGGGAAAATAATTTTAGCATCAAACAATGAGCGTAAATTCATGAAGGTAGATGCTGAGGAAATACGTTTTTTCATTCGTAAAATCAATACTCCTTCAATAACAAATCACAATATATTGAATGATATGATTAATGAAATACCGGCGTTTCTTAATCATTTGGAATCGTTACCGGTGCCAGACTTCAAAAAGAGTAGAATGGTATTTTCGCCAGAAGAGTTGACAAACGACAGCCTGAAGAACGTTAAAAACGAATCACATACCTGGCTTTATAAAGAGTTGTTTGCTATTTTTGAGGATCAATTTAATAATTATTTTATCGGTGATGTGATGAAAGCCACGCCGAAAGAAATGAAAGATACTTATTTTACTCACAATTCAAACGTTTCAAGCTCATTCATTAAAGACGTTTTAACTGAGGAATTTCAATTTAAAAAAGCGCAAAAAAACGAGGCGTATAAATCACTAAATTCTGATAACTACAAAACAGGCCAACCGTATTCGATCATAAAAAGTGAAATTTGCGTTATAAAGTCTGATTTGCAAAATGATGAAAAAAGCACACTTTTTGATGAAAAAACGCAAAAAAATAGCGAAAAAACACCATTTTTGAAAAGTAGTGAAAAAATCGTTATAAAGTCTAAATTAACTGAATATGAGGAACTTAACGAAATAGAAGTAACTGAACCTCTGTTCTGATTTTAGGCAGAAAATTAATAAAACCCCTGATTTTTAATAACTTTTTAATACTTTTTTAATATGATTCAGTACGCTAACTTCTTTATTATTAATATATTATATATATATATTAATTTATTAAAAAGTTTAGACGGGTTCTGGGTAAAAAAAGGGGGTAAACTATCGGCAAAAGAAATTAATAAATTAATAAAACGCCTGAAAGTATTGATACTGTAAGACTGAAGCCGTATTAAAAAGTAAAAAACACGTTTTAATAAATTAATAACATTAATAAAAACCATTATGAAAACACTAACAAATCAAAAAGCATCAGAACTCACTAAAAGAGAACTTTTTGCTATCATGGCACTTCAAGGGATGGCCGCCGATAAATATCAAGACAATAAAATAAGTGATGATGTCGAAATTGCTATTCAGATGGCAGATCAACTTATTGAACAGTTAAACGAAAAGAAATGATCACTCAACAAGACCGCACCAACCTAAAACAATTCTATCTCCTTATATGGCAGGATAACTGTCGCAGGCATCCGATGACAGAACAAAGATTAATAGCTTCACCGAAGCCTTACAACCTTACCAAGACAAATGACCTTGAAAGAGCCATATGCAAATGGTTCGAGATCAAAGGATACAAGGCCGAACGCGTAAAGGTGCAAGGCAGGCAATTAGGATCAGACGTGGTGACATACAACCAGATCACTGGAAAGAGGCAGACCATTGACAAGGCCAAATACATTCCTTCTACAGGGGCGAAAGGATCCGCTGATATTTCCGTAACTTGCCGCGACACAAAAAGGATGGTAATGTCTTTACGGATAGAGGTGAAAAATGGGTACACCGGGGACAGGGTTAGACCCGACCAGGTTAAATATAAAGAACAACACGAGGCAGCAGGTGGCACGTATATAATCGTTCGCTACTTCTCGGAATTCATTGAATGGGCAAACATAAATGTTAAACAATAACTAAAACCAAACAACTATGAACATTAAATTAAAGATTAACGTGCTTGCCATCGACAAGCTGAAACTATTTAAAGGTGAAAAAGGCACATACTTAGATGCCGTTATGATCGAAATGCCAGGAGGTCAGTACTCAGATTTCATGATCGTACAGGATACAACCGCAGAAGAGCGCACACAAGGAGTTAAGGGTGCTATTTTGGGTAACGCATCTTATATGAAACCTAAAGTTGAACAGACGGCAGCTTCAGTAGCACCACAGGCAAAAGATGATCTGCCATTCTGATGACGTACATCATAACAGGCTACGACCTGGTAAACGGAGAGCGCACCTCGCATAAGTTGATTAACGAGGTGCGCGTGGAGTGCATAGCTGACATTGATAAGATGGAGCGAAAAGTTGAAAAGAGATATTATAAACGAACCGGCCACGCTGTTCAGGTGTATGCCATATTCAAACGTAAGATATGACACAAGTTATAAACTACATAATCATAACAACAACTGATCTTTTAGGAATTCATTATGATGATATTGATAAAGAGTGCAGACAACGAGAAATTGTGTATGCCAGATACATCAGCTACGCACTATGCAAGAGATACACAAACCTGACTAATAAAACTATTGGAGAACTGTTCAGTGGTAAATACAACCCATGCACTGTTACCCACGGACTGAAGGCAGTTAACAATGCGATACACCTGTATAATCATAAAAAAGTCCGGACAGATATGGGTGAGCTGTTCAGATATGCGGACCAGGGGATGCGTGATGCAGGGTTCAAGGTTAGATGGAGATCTATGGTTGATGACATATTATAAACATTTTTATCAATTATGTGGGTTATATCTTAATTTTGTAAATTAAATTCTTTACACTATTAAAAGACCATCAAACGATATTATAATAAAACTGCTGAAAGAGTCAGGCGGTTTAGTTCTCCCGGTTGCTGAAGCAATCGGGTGCAGTCGCAATGCCTTGCATACTTGGCTAAGAGAAGATTCAGAATTGAAAGAAGCGCAAATATCTGCAAAAGAGGGACTTATAGATTTTGCCGAAGGAAAATTGTTGAAAAAGATTAAAGAAGATGATTTGACTGCTATCATATTTTTTCTGAAAACGCAAGGAAGGAGAAGGGATTACGCAGACAAGCAAGAGATTGAACACTCCGGAGGGGTGCAGCACAACGTAACATTCAAGATCATTGGAAACGATTAACACGCTGATCGAATCTACTAAGATATTCTTGCGCAACCAAAGCGCAAAGACGCGTTTTGTTTTCAATCAGGGCGGAACACGATCTTCAAAGACTTATAGCCTTATGCAGCTTGCATGGATGATAGCCAATGAAGAGAAGGGCAAGATCATTTCAATCGTTTCTGAAACCATGCCACACTTGAAGAAAGGGGCAATGCGCGATTTCTTTTCATTCCTGAATTCTGCTGATATCTATGATCCAAAGCAACATAATAAAACAGACAACATATACAGGGTAGGGACTTCAATCATTGAATTCTTTTCTGCCGATTCTTCGGATAAGGTTCACGGACCTGGTCGGGATTATTTATTTGTCAATGAAATTCAGAACCTGACATATGAAACTTTTTTTCACCTTGCTCAAAGGACAAATGTACGCATCTATTCTGATTATAATCCTACTCACAATTTTTGGGTTTATCCTCAGTTTATTAATGAACCGGAATACAAGACGGATCTCACTTATATTCACTCTACTATATTTGATAATCCGTTTGTCAGTGAGGCAATAAAGAAGGATGTAATGATCCGCGCATCTAAAGATGCTAATTATCGTAAAGTCTATCTTGAAGGAATACCCGGAACGCTTGAAGGGTTGGTATTTGAGGCGTTCAATATTATAGGGGAAATGCCTGAAGGTATGAACTTCGTTTATGGTCTTGACTTTGGTTTCTCAAATGATCCTACAGCTATTACTAAGATAGCATTACATAATGATGATCTGTTTATTGATGAACTGATATACAGAACCGGACTTACGAATGCAGATATTATTTCTTTGATGAAGGAGTCAGGGATTCGTCCAACATACGACGAACTGATTGCTGATTCGGCAGAACCAAAAAGTATTGAAGATATTCTTCGTGCTGGGTTTAATGTCAAACCTTCTGCAAAGGGTGCCGACTCCATCAGATCGGGAATTGACACAATGAAACAATTCAATATCCATATTACAAAGCGGTCTGTTAACATTATAAAGGAGTTCAGAAATTATTCCTGGATTATGGATAAGAACGGGAATCCAACAAACAAGCCATCTGATAACTTCAATCATGCGATTGATTCAATTCGATACGGAAGCCAGGCACTCGCCAAACCAATACTAAATGACTACTATTTATGATTCAGAAAGATATATTTGGAGGCACGAAGCCATTAGAGAATAGATTCAATCAGATTCTATATGCCTATATTGCAAAAGGTATGCCATTCATACTTCCGGCAGACTTTGACACATTCGTAAACAAAGGCTATGCCGGCAACATTAATATATATCCAATCATTCGGAAAATAGTTGATCCCGTGATCGGAGTTGAATGGGAACTGAAAGATCGCAATACCAAAGAAGAAGCCATTGACCAAACTATGATGCAACTTCTACGAAATCCGAATTCACATCAGAGCATGAATGAGTTCATTGATGAAGCGATGGTATGGCGATTGGTGACAGGAAATAGATATATCTATTGGATAGCACCGAATACCGGGCCAAACAACGGAAAGCCAGCCGAACTTCATCTTCTCCCCGCATCACAGACGGAGATCATACAAGGAGATTGGCTGAATCCTGTATCTGGATATCGCATGCTGATTGGTGACGTATGGAAGATTCTGGGAAAGGATGAAGTTATTCACGGCAAGAAAACAAATATCAAATATGATATGCAGGGAGGACAACTCTATGGAATGTCACCCTTGGAATCTGCGTTAAAAGTAATGTCTGCCACGAATACAGGGTATGATAGATTGGTCATGAACTTTGAAAATGGCGGACCAGATGTTATAATCACCAATACCGAAGCAGGCAGTAATGGAGTTGAATATTCAAAAGAGCAGGCAGCAGGAATATGGGAAACATTCGTAAGGCGGTTCAGAGGAAAGAGCAAGGAACGGTTCATGATTAAGAATAAGCCGGTTGAAGTCCATGAGATAGGTAAGTCACCGGTTGATTTGAATATACTGGAATACATGAACCTATCATTGAGGGATTACTGTAACGTTTATAACGTCCCTTCTGTATTACTGAATGACAATTCAAATTCAACATATAACAACGTTAAAGAGGCAACGAAAGCACTATGGAATAATGCTGTCATTCCTGAACTTGAATATCTGAAGGAAGATTTTAATAAGCTGGCAGATGTTTACAACCGTATCACCGGGCAAGATTTATATTTTGATTATTGCTTGGATGATATACCAGAACTTCAGGAAGATAAATCGTTATTAGCCAATTCTCTTGCACAAACATGGTGGTTATCGCCTGATGAGAAACGTGAGGAAATGGATAAATACCCAATAGGAACTCCTGAAATGCGGGCTATATATGCACCGATGGGAATTATGCCAATCGCTGAAGTACTGACCCCGATTGATTTTGAAGATCAGACCGCTAAGTATTACGAACAACAAAACATAAAGTATTGATGCTATATGCAAAAAAGATAGAGAAACAACGCCAAAGGTACTATTCGGGTGCCAGGTCTATTATGCGCAAAACATTAAGATCATATACAGATGATCTGATGGTTGAAGTCAATAAGGCAACGACACCACAGCAGATCATAGCTGCCTGCGATAAGGAAATACAACCAGATCAGATTCACGCAGCTATGCGAAAACTATACGGAAACACACTACCATATTTCGCCAATCAAACCGTAAGGCAACTGAAACCAAAGAAAGCAATTGCGCCTGATCCTATTGAAACAGACTACTGGCAAGCATATATTGATAAATTCGTGAAGATGAGATTGGCAGAACGGATTAAGTGGATCAACGAAACTACGGCTGACGTATTTCAGTCCACCGCTCGCAGGGTGGTAGATGTAGCCATCAAAGAAGGATTGGGAGTTGATACGATTGCCAAGAACCTTATGAAAGAGCTTAACATATCTGAACGATATCGCGCAGAACGTATTGCCCGAACGGAAGTAGTCAGCGCATCGAATGAGGGATCATTAGCAGGGGCAAACTCAACAGGATTAGATATGATAAAAGAATGGATTTCATATATTGACGATAAGACAAGAGCTAGCCACGAAGCAATGAATTCAACAACGGCAGAAATGGATGGCGTATTCTCGAATGGGTTGCAGTATCCTGGTGATCCAGAAGGATCAGGGGAGGAAGTCATTAACTGCCGATGCACAATCGGATACCAAATAAAAGATTCTAATTTTGAAATTGGGAGGACTATAAATGAATGATCTAATTAAGAAATCAATAAGCAATGCCGTTATTAAAGATGTATCAGGGCGAATCGTTACTGGATATTATGCTTCATGGGGTGCAGATCCAACAGAAATAAATCCACAATCTTTATGGATTGATTCCGATGGTGATGTTTTCGACTCGAAGGCATTCAATACAACCATCGCACAGAATGGACCTACCGGAGCAAATAGAATATGGCATCTATACAATCACAATTTCGGAGCAGCTATTAATAAGCCAAAGGTTTTACTTGCTGATAATTTCGGAGTATATTTTGAAACAGTATTCCCTGATACAACTATCGGAAATGATACACTGAAGTTGTATGAAGCTGGAGCCATCACTGAACATTCTGTTATGTTTAACATTATACAGGCAAGGCAGGAAGTAATTTCAGGGCAGGAATACCAACTTATTCAGGAGGTAAAGATGTGGGAAGGTTCATCCGTCCTTTGGGGAGCCAACTCAAATACTCCTACAACCGGATTAAAGATGGAGCAGGCAGAAGCACAAATCAAATTATTAGATAGCCTGATGCACAACGGCACATTTTCAGATGATACATTTCTAATGATCGAAAAGACACTAGCAGATATAAAGAGCATTTACAAAGGCGCGGGCGATAACCATCCTTTGAAAATAAATAACCATATGCCGGCGAAAACGAGTATGGAAGAAATAGTTAAATCATTTTATTCATCATTTAAAAACTAAAAAAATGAACCAAGAAGAACTTGACATTATCGCAGCAGAAGCCGCCAAGGTCGAAAAGAAAATGAACTCCCTTGTTGATCCGTTGATCAAGAAGTTGGAGAAAGCGGAAGAGGTTACGCCCGCACTGGAAGCCAAGATTAAAGAAGCTGCCGATAAATACATTGGCATGCAGAAACAATTAGACGAACTGGATATGAAACTTCAGAAAGCAAATGTACCTAATCAATTCGCTCCTTTATCAGAGCAGTTTGAACATGTGATCTCAAAAGCAACATGGCTTTCAGAATACAAAGAAAGCAAACGTGGGGGCAAATTGGATCTTAAAGGTATGGACATTCATGCTAAAGTTGGGACCGTAACACGGGTGACCGATACCATTCAGCCACAGTTCACACCATTTCAATTCGTACCAGGTCGCAGATTTCACGTGCGTGACATTATACCAGTTGGTACAACCACATCGTCTACCATATGGATGCCTTACGAATCCGCTACAACTAACGGAATTGCCCGCGTTGCTGAAGGTGCAGTAAAACCACAATCAGACTTTACCCCTGCCGTTGTTAAATGGCCCGTTGAAAAGATCGCCACCTGGATCAAGTTCTCAGAAGAAATTCTTGAGGATATGCCAATGTTCACATCTTATCTTACTACTCGTTGGTTGGAGTTGCTCAAACAAGCTGAAGATACCAAACTGCTCTATGGTTCGGGATCAAGCGATATCAAAGGATTAACTGTTTCAGCTGCTGCTTACGTTGATTCGTTGGCATCTTCATTGGTTGACAGGTTCATGGTATTGGATGCTGCCACGACTCAGGTTCAGGCTGCAAACTTCTATCCGAACTACATTCTACTTCATCCTACTGATGCCATGCTTCTTCGTCAGACACGCGACACAACCGGGGAACCTTATTTCTTCGCATTGGGACAAGGTCAGCCGTTAACAATCAACGGTGCTACTATCATAACAACTCCAGCAATGACCGTTGGTGATTTCCTCGTAGGGGACTTCGCAATGGGCGCACAGATTTGGGATCGTAAGGCTGCAAACATCACTTTCTACGACCAGAATGAAGATGATGCCAAATACAACCTTATCATGGCTGTAATAGAAGAACGTCTTGCATTGATAACTTACGCATCAACTGCATTCTGTTTCTCATCATTTGGATCAGCACTGGCACGCGGATCAGCATAAATTGTTCATGTTGTTGCATTAAAGGGAGGGGTTAAATCCTCCCTTTTTTTTAATCTATTCAGAATGAAAACAAAGATCATCAACTTAGCTAAGAGGACAGACCGATGGGAAGCTGTACAGTTGGAGGTACAGAAATTTGGTATAACTGAATACGAAAGATTTGATGCAATCGAAGGCGGATATATGGGGTTCAATCGATCCGTTCATAAAGCATTGGAAGGAGAATCAGAATTGTTACTACTTGAGGATGATTGTGTTTTCGAGGCAACGATGGATGTTATGATTCAGGCAAAGTCCGAACTTCCTGAAGATTGGGATTTGATGTACCTGGGGGCAAATCTAAAGAGTAAAGTAAATCAGTATTCTGAACATCTGTACACGTTGACAGATGCATGGACTTCTCACGCCATCCTGTATTCGGATAAGGGGGCAAAATGGTGTTATGAAAACTTTGATCCTGAAGAAGGAACTATATATGATGAATGGCTTCGCACTACTGCTCAACGTAGATTGAAATGCTTTGTTATGTGTCCGATGATCGCACTTCAGGCAGATGGATGGTCTGACATTTGGGGAGCAAACGCAGTTTATGGCATTCAATGGTCATCTAAACATTTCTATAAATGATCCATCACGTTACATACACCGATAAAAACATGACCACCTCCGCGCTACATTGTTCGGAATCTGCCACTAAATACGGATGTGATAGTTCGTGCATATATACAGAAATGCAGTTATCAGAAGCATTCAGAGAACGTAATGCATCAATATTGGCACAATCACGCGGAGCCGGGTATTGGATATGGAAGCCTCAGATCATACTTCAGGAAATGGAGAAATGTAAAGAGGGGGATTATATTCTATATACCGATGCCGGGGTGCAGATTATCGGTGATGTCAGGCAATTGATTTCAAGTGTGGAAGATGGCATGTTGTTATTTGGCGGTCAATATAACAATCATGAATGGACAAAGGGCGATGTACTTAGTATAATACCTGAAGGCGTTTACAAACAGATTCAGGCATCGGCAATGATTTTTGAATGCACGACTAAAACGGTTAAATTCCTTCATCTATGGGCTATGCTTTGTGAAATACCAGGATTTATAGACGATTCACCTTCCAAAACTGAGAATCATCCTGATTTTGTAGAGCATAGACATGATCAGTCTATCTTAACAGTTTTACAGATTCTATGCAATATCAATAGCCATTGGTGGCCTGCTACATATAATAACGGCAAATTCAATTACCCAAAAAATGAGCATACAGATTCATATCAGATCATATTCCACCACCACAGAAAACGTAATAACGAATGGTAACTATAGTCATACCAACCTACGATATGGAAGGAAAGTCAATTTACTTCCTTCGCCAAGCTATCAACAGCGTTCGGCAGTTAAGGCGCGGTTATGAAATTATAGTATCCGATGAATCAACAGATTTTCAGGTAGAGGATTATTGTGGTATCGCTTCTGTTAAATATTTCAAAAATACAAGATCACCAGGTGCAGCTGGAAATCTTAACAATGCAATAGATCACGCAACAGGGGAAATGATTAAGATACTATTTCAAGATGACCAATTGCGGTCCATTGAAGAATTCGATTTCATAGAACATTGGGGGTTCTGCACATCAAAACACAATACTAATCGCGGAGATCATATTCCATTCCATTCGCATTCTATAAAAGAATTAGCATTGGGGTGCAATACATACGGATCTCCTTCATCACTTGCATTTAGGAAAACGGATCTTCGATTCAATGAATCATTAAGATGGCTGTTTGATTGTGAATTCTACGCGCGAATGACCATTATGTATGGATTGCCAGATTTGGTTAATACATCCGTTGATATTACAGAATGGGAAGGGATGGCAACAAATACCATATGCACCGGATCAGTTAGGCTTCAGGATACGGAAATAATTAACAGATTGTATGCTGACATTTAAAGAACTTGGGAAATATGGCAGACTTGGCAATCAGATGTTTCAGATAGCCAGCACAATCGGATTAGCAACATCACACGGATATGCGTATGGATTCCCGGAATGGAAGAACTACGATCATCTGAATAGATTCGGGAGTGCTGAAGATGTGGACATTCAAAAGTATTTCAAGAACGCATTACCACCAATAGAGCAGCGGAATTATTCTGATTATTTCATTCATTGGGGATACCACAACTTCAAAGCATTACCAGACAATATTAATCTATTAGGACACATGCAATCTGAGAAATACTTTGCCCACTGCAAGGATTTGATACGTCACTACTTTGAATTTACAGATGAATGTGAGCCTATGCCGAAAGAGTCTATTGCTATACATATAAGGCGTGGGGATTACGATGACTCGTACCATCCTACAATGAAAGAGAAATATTATAAACAATCTTTAGATTTACTGCCAAACGTACCTAAATTTGTATTCTCAGACGATATAAAAGAGGCTAAGAAAATTATAGGAAATGATGCAACATATATTGAAGGCAATCATTATATGAAAGACTTGCAAATGATTAGTAAATGCAGGCACTTCGTTCTTTCAAATTCAACATTCTGCTGGTGGGGGTGGTGGCTTGCGGATCATGGTAAGTGTATCGCTCCACAAAAATGGTTCGGAGATGTGGCTCAGTTAAGTTCCAAGGATATATATACAGACGAAATGATTATAATATGAAGATATTCGCACAAGTTCACGCATACCCTACGCGACACAATGCAGGAGCTGAATGGTATCTCCATTCCATGCTTCGCTACCTTGTTGAACAAGGGCATGAGTGCAGGGTGCTGACCTCGGATATCGCATGTCGGACATTGGATGGTGTTCAACTATTTGAGCAAAATCCGACAAATGAATGGGAGCTTTCGTTGTGGTGTGATATAATTGTTTCACATTTAGGCCGATCTGGTAGGGCATTTAATTGCGCAAACCAGCATAATAAACCTATTTATATAATTCTGCACAATACATTCACTAATCGCTTGGTTGAAGTACGGCAGGATGCTTCTTTGATTGTCAATGCTGATTGGGCATTACAAGATTGCTTGGAAAAAGGATACAAGCATCGGATGGCGGTGTTAAGGCCAGCTGTCTTTTTTGATGACTATAATTTCATCCCCGGTAAACGCGAGCATATCAGCCTCATTAATCTTTGGGAACGGAAAGGAGGTCAGACATTCGCAGAGATTGCAAGACTAATGACTGATCGTAAATTCCTTGGAGTTAAAGGTGCATACGGAGATCAAATCACTCCAATACTTTCAAACGTTGAGTACATCGAAAACACACCATACATTAAGCAGGCTTGTTATGAAAGAACGCGCATCCTTTTGATGCCTTCCGTTTATGAAAGTTATGGCAGAACAGCAGTTGAATCAATGTGTTCCGGTATTCCGGTCATTGCTTCCGATACTCCTGGACTTCGTGAATCATTGGGAGATTGTGGTATATTCATTGCACAAGATTCGCCTATATCAAAATGGGTAGAGGCTATCAAATCGCTGGATGACAAAAAGGTTTATGAAGAATTATCTAAACGTTGTGTCATCCGTGCAGAAGAACTATTTGAAAAATCACTTAACGAATTAGAAAACATAAACGAATTCATACAATATGAACAGCTACTTAGTGAAGCGTAACTTTGCAAAGAATTCAGGCATGGCGCATACAGGGGACATACTTACTGATCTTCCTGAACCATATGCATCAGACTGGACTGCACTTGGTTTCATTGTTGCTTATACGGCAACATCAGATCCGATTCCACATACCGTTGAACTGGACCATAAACCACTTATAAAAAGAACAGGCGGAAAGCCTAAAGATCCAAAAACGAAATGAAACTGATCACGAAAACAGATGTAGCAACTGAATCCGTATTGGCTCCAGCCGTTCGTGAATGGCTGGCATTGGATTCAACATCACAAGATGCGATGCTTGCCACGATGGCAAAGGCTGCCCGGATGAAGATTGAAAGATTAACAGGTAAGGCAATCGGTGCGCGTACTTTGATTTATACAATTCAGATGCCTATATATGGGGTTCTTGATCTACCATATCCGCCGGTCGTATCTATTTCAACGGTGAAAACAATCGCAGAAGATGGCACAACTAACACGCTCGGAGTCTCGGATTTCTCGCTTGTGAATGAATCCCTATATTGTGCATCAGCCATTGGGTTCGCCGTTGAAGTTGAATACATTACCGGGTTAACTCCTACGGTAACAGAAAATCAATTGATATTAAAACAAACGGCATGGGATTATACCCATAGAGGTGATACAGATGTAGCAACATATTCACCAGATGTCTTGAATGAAATCACATCCATAACTATAAATAACGGATTCTAATGGCAAACGCCCCTTACATCGGACAACTCCGAAGCAGGCTTCAATTCCTGAAGGATACCAAGACATCCGATGGTGCTGGAGGTTTTACGTCTGCTAAATCTGTTGACTTTGAAATGTGGGGTTACATCCGGCAGATAAGTGAATCGGAAGCAATGCGAAACGGTCAGGTGGTTGGATACAACTCATATGAGATTTGGGTGCAATATCAATCATCTATTATCCCTACACGACAGCATATAATCCTTTACAATAATAAAGCATACACGATAAACGGAACACGTGAGATTGAAGAAAAGAATCGTTGGATAGTAATGTCATGTTCACGATACTCAGGATCGGAGGTTGCTGTTATTGAGCGTACTCCGGTAGTTGTATCAATGGGATGGAAACCAACATATATAGAGATAGTGTTTAACTATTCGATGTGCAATCCTGCCCCGTTTTTTGCTGATTTTTCAGTTATACTTCAAGTCGGTGGCGGTCCAATCAGTTTATTAAACATCAATTCTGTTGCATTTGGTACTACCGATTCCTCATATAGATTATACGGAACATTTACAACCAATACCATGAAAGTCTCAATAGCAAAAGGGAATATAAAAGCTAATCTGAACGTGATTCCAGGTTATACAAACGATACACTTTTGGAATCTGTAACTGATTATGTAGTGCCTGCGCTATGAGTGGTGGAGCAAAAATAGAGTTAACATCGACTTCATTAGTGAGAGTTAATAAGTTGTTGAATAATGTAGCAAAAAATTTCCCTGAACAAGTAGTAAAATTAATTCACGCAGAAGCATTAATAATTGAATCACAGGCAAAAAAGAATTTAATATCTGAATTACAAAAGAGGCAACCAAAGAAAAATGATAAGTCTACATATAGCGGTTTATTATCGGCATCAATCCACAGCAAAAACAGTTCAAGCGGTGCTGATGTTAGCGCAAGTAAAATTTATGCAGCATACATTGAATTTGGTACCGGAAATATGGTATCAATACCTAAAGGGTGGGAAGCATTCGCAGCTAAATTTAAAGGGAGTGGAATGCGCCCGCACAATATGAAAGCACGTCCGTATCTTGTTAAAGCATTCATTGAAGAGCAAAAGAATTTTATTGACAGGCTTAAAACATTAGCAAGCAAAATAAAATGAAAGATTCAGCAACCGCAATCCGTTCAGCATTATTCACTCGCATCACCGCACTTGGCTATGCAGCATATGATACACCTCCCGAAACTACAACCGCTCCATATGTCTACTTATACAACCAATCCAGTTATCAGGATGGCAATCAATCAGAGTTCGGTCAGGTTGCTTCCATTTCGATAGATGTAGTAACTGAATTTCAGAAAGACTACGGAGGCGGAAAGGTAGCTGATACGATGGTGGATGTCATACTTCAAGATGTTTTGAAGTTCGCACCGGCACAGTTGACGGTATCAGGATTCGATTGTATTTCAGTAACATTGGATGGAGTCAACTCCATGCATCTCACATCGGCAACAACAACACAACATATCCGCACAATCAAATTAAAATTAATCCTTTATCAAATCTAAAAACAATGACTAAAGTAAATGGAACATTATTTCGCCTTAAAATCGGCACTTATTTAGTGGGCGCATCGACTGATTCAGAATTCACATTGGAACAGGACGATCCGAAAACAACAACACAAGACGGAAACGGATGGGAAGAGTCCCTGGATCAGGGTGGTATCCGCAGGGCATCAGGATCTGTTAACGGTCTACTTGACCCTGATGCAAACTACAACGCGGAAGAACTGCTGGATCATATCATCGGAAATACTACGATGGCAACCGCTCAATATGGGGTTGTCGGTGGTACATATTACACATCAAAGATTAAGATCACGAACTGCAAGATGTCAGGATCAACGGAGAATCCTGTTGGCATTTCAATGTCTTGGGTAAGTTCTGGTGCGGTTACAAAAGCAACAACAATGGCATCCTAATATGATCGGAAAACTTTCAATTGAATTAGGAGGGAAAACCAGGCATCTAACCTTTGGGCAAAATGCCTGGTACATCTTTTGCAAGCTGCACGGAATAAATATTTCCGACATCGGATCCTACTTTGGCGATTCAATACACAATCCTGATGCCTTCCGCGATCTAACATATGCTGGGTTGAAGGCATTTGATTTATCGGCAGGCAATGAAGTTGATTATAACGCATACACGGTAGGCGATTGGTTAGACGAAGCAGGAGAAGAGGTGATCGGTGAAGTATTGAACTGCATCCTCGAAAGCAGGTCGCAGAATACAGCACTGGCAACAAAAAAAAAGGTAAGTCAGAAAAAGTAACATGGGATGACCTATTAACAACAGCTGCGGAGGTGGGAATAATGCCGGATAAATTCTGGCATCTCACCGAACGCGAACTGATGGCAGCCATCAACGGTTATAGGAGAAGGCAGGTTGAAGAATGGAAACGAGCAAGGCTTATGGCTTATATGACGTATGCAACGCAGGTAAAAGACCCGACAAAGATTGAACATTGGATGCCACTGGAAGGAGATCATGTTGTTAAGACATCAAACACATTGGCGCGAATACGGAAACTTAATAAAATAGCTGAAAAGTCATGGCGATAACTGAAGAACTACTCATAAAACTAACCGCAGATAATACCGATCTGAAGGCCAAAATGGCTGACAGTGAAAAGTCGGTGGGAATTCTCGGTAAGGCAGTTGGCGCAATCGGCCCAATGATAGCCGGTGCGTTTGCTATTGGTTCAATAGGTTCATTTGCGGCGGCGGCTTTTAAATCGGCTGAACAGCAGATGCAAGTTAACAAACGTTTACTATTTTCACTTAAAGGAAATACACTTGCGTTCAAAGAGTTAGCAAATCAGGCCGAAAACATAAGAGCAGCAACCGGAGTAGATGATGCAGCTATAATGCAGATTCAGACTTTAGGAGGTGCAGCCGGTTATTCAACTGATAAGATTAAGAAAATTACTCAGGCTTCGGTAGAACTTGCCGCCGTTACAGGTCAGGATTTGCAAGCCGCTTACATGCAGGTAAATGCAACATTTAACGGTTCAGCCGGTAAGTTAACTCGTTTGGATGCTGAATTTGATACATTGTCAGAATCGCAGTTAAGGAATGGCGGTGCAGTTGATTTGCTTATTAAAAAGTATGACGGATTTGCAGCAAATTCAGCAACAGAAACGCAGAAATTTTCATCGAATTGGGATGAATTTACTGAGCGATTAGGCAAGGTTACGCTACCTACTATTAATAAAGTGTTCGGACAAATAAATAAAGATATGGAAGTAAATTCTGCCACATCTTTAACATTTTTGGAACGCTGGACTAAATCGCAAAAAGATTTATTAGCACTTATAAAAGAGAGAAAGGCTGTTGAAGATAAAGCAGATTCAGACCGATTAGCTGCAATAGTTAAAGGTCAGGAAGGATTCTTAAAAACAGCAGCCGGTATTAAAATGGTTGCTGATAAAACGGCAGAACTAAGAAAAAATAGTAAGTTTTTGAATAGTGAAGTTGAACCAGTTAATAAATCAACAGGTAGTAATGCGAAAAAAGAAGCACAATTAAAAGAGTTTAATGATTTATTCGCAGAAGTTCAAGCAGAGCATGATGCTATTTTAATAGAGAAGAAAAAATCTTTGGCAGATCAATTATCTGAAGATTCAAAATATTTTGATAATCTTTTTGCAGATGCACAGAAATCTGATGATGATATTTTAAGATTAAAAAAAGAAGCTGAGAAGAAATTAGCTGAAGATACAAAAAATGCGCAAAAAGATTATGATCTTAGTAAGTTATCATCATATGAAAAAGAGAAAGCATTAATTGAGGCTTCATTAGTTGATGCAAAATCAAAAGCTGAATTAATGACACAGCTTGAAATTGATACTAATAATGCCAAAGCTGAATCAATGGCTAATATGTTTGGTCAGGCTGCGGCAATGTTCAAAGAGAATACAATTGCTTACAAAGCAATGGCTACAGCACAAATAATGATCAGCACATATATTGCTGCTATGGCTGCTTTCGCTGACGGATCAAAATATGGAGGACCAATATTGGGAGCTGTATATGCTGCTATTGCTGTTGCTGCCGGACTTGCAACTATTGCGAAAGTAAACGGAATCGCATTTGCCGATGGCGGTATTGTATCTGGACCAACCAATGCGCTGATTGGGGAATATGCGGGCGCACGATCTAATCCAGAGGTAGTCGCACCGCTTGACAAACTTAAAGGAATGCTCGGAGGCGGAAGACAACAGGTGGAGGTAGTAGGTTACATTTCAGGCGATGTGATAAGATTGGCGAACAAACGGAGTGAATACATTCTTAACAGACGAGGCTAATGGCAGGAACAACGCATTACCAATATTCATTTAAATCTGAATCCGGCACACTCTGGACAGTAGCAATTAAAGATACCACATACACAGGTATTTCCTTCAAAAGCCTGAAACCTGACCAGGTCGGATTTAATCTTAATTGGGAGGGGGCAACATCGGAAACATATCAGCCTATTGTAAGCAGCACATTTGAGGCAGGTGTTTACCGCGATGCTATTTCACTTGAATTATTAGAAGCTATCATTTCCGGAGTTGATTGCCAGTTCATCGTTGAGATTAACAAGACAACGGAGAAAGTTTGGCGCGGATTCCTACTTCAGGACTCGATGACAAAGCCAGATTCATATGTTAATGTTGACACGTTGAAACTAAAGGCTGTTGATGGATTCGGACTGCTAAAAGATTTGTATTACGATTCATTCAATCCTGTTGCATTAACACAGACAACATGGATTAATTTCTTTGCAAAACTGATGCCACATCTTCCGCTTCATTTTATTGGTGCAGGGGAAAAAGTTTTTGCCACAGCATCAGTTTGGTACGAGGATTCAATGGCATCAGGTTCAGGGGATGATCCGTTGGCGAATACGATCATAAAAGAGTCGGCATTTATTGAAGTGGATAATTATGGAGTTATAAAGGCACTATCGTACTATGACATTTTAACCGCATTACTGACCACATTTAATCTTCAGGTAGTTCAGTGGAATGGTTATTATCTAATCATACAGCAAAATACATATACTCAATCCACTACGCGCGTATGGAATTACGACCTTGAGGGGAACTATATTGATACCGCCATCATGCCCTTAACACAAACTATGCCTACCAGATTAAGCGGTGGGCAATTTGAATATATTTTGCCGGTGAAGGAAGTTAGGACGGAATATGATTACAAGCAAAATATATATCCCAATAGTTTATTTTCAAGGATAGTTGAGCCAGGTATAACATATCCAGGAGGACAGCCGGGAATAAATACTATTGTAAGTATTGACGGAGATATTAATACATTAATTTCCTATCCTGCGGATGGATTGTTTCTTTGGTCAGTTACTTATTCATTTATTATAAGGGCAGGAAATTATTATTTAAAAAATTCAGGCGATGGATATGAATGGACTTTAACAGCTTCATATTTTAATTTATCTTCAAGAGTTTATGAGGCTTACAGTACTCATCTATCTGATGCTGTTAACAGACCGTATTCATTTCATATTAATATAGTTACTCCAGGTATAATTGACGATAATGCCATATTTTCGTTTTATTATTATTATTCAGGAATTTCAAATGCAGGTCCAGATTCAGCAACAGCAACCCCATTAATAAGTCTTGTTGAATCAGGGTTCAAGGGTGTTAATATGGAAGGAACCGAACTATACAAGGCCACCACTTCCAATTCTGCGCGAGCTGATATCGAACTTGAAAAAGCCATACTTGGGGATGGTGTGCTGAAATATTCAGCAGGCGCATTAACGATCAATGATAGTACTTCTATACTTGTAAAATCAAATGCGTGGACTATATATTCAGAGATTGGTGGAACGGCTATAAATGTGAATTCCTTGCGATGCAGAGAAATGCTTGCACTTAGGAAGTCAACTGTTCGTTTGTATTCAGGAAATTATAAAGGCATTCCAAATATTCATCTTGCATTTGGATGGGCGCCAGGTATGAACTACGTTTTCAATTCTATTAACTTCTCATGCAATGCTGAAGAATACACCGCAACCGCAATGGGTATTAATGTCAGTCGTACTTCAATCACCATCGCGACTCCTTTAATATCACAAGACAAGGGAGGGTCAGGTGGTGGAAGTTCTTCAACCGGAGGCGGATCTTCACCGGAGAGCCACTCACGATTACATAATTTCTTTAACGACCTTGATCACGATGGCACCGGAGGCACCGCCAAGACCACCCCAATAGATGCCGATTCGGTCGTAATAATAGACTCCGCAGATTCGAGCAAGGTAAAACGGACGACATGGGCGAATGTCAAAGCAACGATTGGAGCATATTGGTCCAGAAATTCAGGCAGTGCATTATTAACACCAGTTAATCCAGGAGATGACATTTCTACCTATGGATTTGTAAAGAGTCAATCATCTGATGGAACAAAAAGTAGCTGGTTCAAAGAAGGTACAATTTATCAATTGTCAGATGATGCAATGTCATCAGGGTCAACGCGCACACTAACATCATATCTTGCATTGGGAGTTACTATTTGGTCAAATAATGTATGGGCAACTATTTCAGGAGTAAGTAATCATCTATTCTATAATTCAGTTGCTACCGGAGAAGTGTGGACTGCCACAAGCAGGGCCGTAACTTGGGTAATTCAAACGGTTAAGAGTGGAGGGGCTATTTTGGAAGATCGAATTAAGATACTCGCATCTGGTTCATTTCAAATCGGAAACGACACCAATAATGCAACGTTTGACTTTGGTGGTAAGTTGAGGTTGAACGGCAGCGCAACTGTTTGGGATGATTTGCAAACATCAGGACTTAGCAGTAAAAAAGGTGGGTCAAATGATCCCGTATTTACCAATATTGCAGGAAATATATGGATTGATGTATTCAGCGGAACGGCAACAAATGAAGTTTTCTTCACTGTTCAATTCCCGCACCGATATAAAGAGGGGAGCGATATTGAACCTCATGTCCATTGGTTCCCGATTACAAGTCCGGCAACAACAAAAAATGTTGTATGGAAATTGGAATACCAATGGCAAAATCATGATGGTACGTTTGGCGCAACCAATACGACAATTACGGGGACAGGAGCAACAGGAACAGCAGGATATAAGGGTATCATCACATCATTAGGCGTTGTTTCAGGAACAGGAAAGGGAATCAGCTCGTTAATGATATGCAGACTATACCGTCCTGGTGGTGATGCACTTGATACGTATGCAGACGGAGCTGCATTTCTGAGCTGCGATATGCACTATGAGATTGATGCGCTCGGTAGCGATACCGAATATGCAAAGTAATTAACATTTTTATCAAAACATATAAATCTTATTAATTTTGCAATATGGCATATCAATTCAATAACGAGGTACTGAATGCGATCCTGCTGGATTTGGGCGGAACAACTACCTATCCGCAAGATATAGACGTATTGAATGCGATCCTGTTACAGCTCGGAGGCACCGGAGGACATCACTATATGATAGATGCCTACAATGAACTCTGCACGATTCAATCAGTATCGTCAAATCATTACTACTTGATTGATGCGCTGAATGCAATCAATATTGGTGGAGGAGGAACGGCTGAAAGATTTGAGTTGCCGGCATTGGTTCAACTTGGGGCAAATGTGAACCAACCATTAAACCTTTTCAACAAGGCTACGGCAGGGGGACACTCTGAAGATTACCTTCTTTCAGATTTTATACCAGTTGAGGCGTTAACACGATATGATCGTACAAATAAATGGATGGTTTATTACTACTATGCAAATAAGGCTAAATTTTTTGAAGATGTGCCTGCTGATTATGATTTTTTAACACCAGCTGATACAGCTTTTATAAAGGTTTTTGTAGGTAGGACATCGGTAAACACTTTTATGCTTTTGGATTATGGAGTTTCAAAGGCTAAATATCTGAATTATTACAGAACTGATGTTGTTAAATTTCACGAAACTTCTGATTTTACAACCGGATTCAATCAAACCGGATTTACTTTAACAAATGGTTTAGCCAGTGCGACAGCAGCAACTTCAATGCTTGTTTCAACTCGTGATTTTATCTCTGATAATCGAACTTTGAAATATAAAGTGAAAATGGCTGCTGATGCAGTTATTGGAATTGGAACTACAATGTACAATAATAACACAGATAGATCAACAGCTTTATTTACAACTTATTGTGTGATTGATTGTGTTAATAAATTACTCAAAGTTATAAAAACAGGGGCTGATCCTGGGGGCGTTCCAAATCCTACCACTGTACTGGCTTCCGCTGCTATTGCTCAGACTTTGAATGCAACTGATGATTATATTATTGAACTCAAAAGGTTGCGGAAAGTAACTACATTAAAATTAACCAATAACAATACTGGTGTTATTGATACAGTTTCATGGAATGGATCAATAGCAATTTTTGCCGATGGTGCCGGAAATCACAGACCGTATTATTGTATAGAATTACACAGCGGAGCAAGTTTATCAGTATCACTAATGCAAGTTTACGGTAAAAATTATGAAAGAGTTGTTTTCTTAGGTGATTCAATCACAGAGGCAAGTGGCAGGGCGGATACTACCGGAATAGGTTTTAATTATGCTGAAAAACTAATTACATTCTTTAAGGATAATGGACAGATTGTAGCATGTCAAGGTATGCCGATTACAGGTGCTATTACAGCACTTACAAACGAAGTAATTTACATTAAGCCTAAATACTTAGTTGTAACAATCGGGACAAATGACAGCGCAACAGAGGCACATTACAACACAATAAAAACATGGTGTACTACTAATGGGGTTACTTTAGTATTAAATCATGTACCTTGTTTTGATGCTGCAAGAACTCCCACATATCAGGACATTAACGCTGTTATTGACTTGCTTTTGGTTGATGGTGCAAAATTCGATATTGCTACGGCAGTTGGCGGTGTTCCTGCTAATGGTTACGATGTGACATTATTCAAGGACACAGTACATCCGAACCAATTAGGTAACAATGCTATGTATACAAGATTTAAAGCTGATATAGCTTACGTTTAGTTCACCTTTAGTACTTTTTGAACCAAAACACCAACCATAATAATATGAAAAATACATCGTATAAAACAACCATAGTTGGCATTTTTGGATTTATAATATTAATTATTGCGCTTGCACTTGTATATTTTGGGAAGGCAACATTCACGGAGGTGGCTGCCGGGCTTGGATTCATAACCACTTTTTTAACTGGTTTACTCGCTTTACTGGCAAAGGATGCCGATAAGACTGGGCTACCCAAATAGTATTAATTTTATGGCAATGACACGCGATGATCACACCCAAATCAAAGAATTATTTCAAACGGGTATTGACCACATCAACGCAATTCAGGATTTGAAAATGAAATTAATCGAACAGAAGTTGGATTCAATCATTGATCAGACCACAAAAACAAACGGCACTGTGCGCAGGCATTCTGAACAGCTCGCTGACATCGAACAAGGGAAATGGCACTCGATAGTAACCTGTCCACAGGCTCAGGTTGTTAATGAAGTGAGGGATTCGATGATGAATGGAAAGAGTATCAAAAAACTTATTATTACATCGATCACAATCACGGGGATAGTTGTCGCAATTGTAATAGGTATAATTGACACACTTTCAAAATGAACATCAGCGAACACATCACATTTGAGGAGGCAACGCATACCAGCGCGGGACTGCCAAACGTACCTGACAATTCATCTATGTCAAACATGGTGCATGTAGCAGTCAACTTATTTGAACCTTTACGCGCTCATTTCGGGGTGCCGATAAACATAAACTCTTTTTTCAGATCAAAGGAAGTCAATCGTAAAATTGGGGGAGTTTCGTCATCTCAACATGTGACAGGGTGCGCGATGGATTTGCAATGTAAGACGGTCAGCGTTCAGGATATGTTTGATTTTGTATTGCATAATCTTCAATTCGATCAGATCATTCATGAGGGAACCTGGCTGCATGTCAGCCTGAAAAAAACAAATAACAGATATAATTCGCTACGCAAAACAGCATCCGGTTATGAAATCTATCCTGCGTAATTTCCCATATGCTATAATAGTTGTATTGTTTGCATATATTTTCGTGTTGCGCGAGTGCGCAGATAAACATGAACCTTGTCCTGAAATTAAAACAGATACAGTTGTAACTTATAAAGTCGACACAATTACAATTGTAAAACATTACCCGGCACCAAATCAAACAATTATAATTGATTCAGTGTACATTTGGAAAACTTCCGATACTATTAAAGAGTGCATAGAGCTATCGAATGATTACGCTTCATTTCGGATTTATAATCGACACCTGGTTGTCGATACATTGGGATGGATTGATCTTGCCGATACAGTACATAACAATAGACTAAGAGGATATACTGTTAATTCTTATTTTAAAGCCTATACAAAGACTTATTATATAGATAGAGTAGTAACTACTCCAAAACGTTTTAATGCGTTTATAGGTCTTAATTTCAATTCAGATATAACTATTACCCCATCGGTGATGATTAAAACAAAACGAGAGAATTATTATCAAGTTGGGTACAATCCATTCAGTAAGGTGGCGCATGTGGGTGGTTATTGGAAGTTGTTTTAAAATGGACACTTGAATTTTAATTTTTCATCTTTGATCCCCTTCCAATCACGTTGCAACTTTTCCTTTATTGCGCTCCTGATGAACTGCGACACATTGACGTTGTAATCTTTAAGCGTAGCAAGTGATTTATCTTGAGTTTCTGAAATCATAACTGTGTGTCTAACTGTTAGTTGTTTCATTTTATTATACATTTTATGGTTGTTAGCAACGAGTTAGCGGTAATGCTAAAAACCGCACCTCCGACAAGCAATCTCATAATAATTAGCTTCCTTTTCAATCCCGATAAATTTACGGTTCAGTTCTTTGGATGCTAAACAAGTTGTTCCGCTTCCCA